TCTCAACCAACACCTTGCATGTCGCGCAATAGCCTTTCATATCAATATCCTTTCACGTCGATATCAACCTCAGCGGTGCCAATGGCCGCGCCGTTACGGTCATAAACCTTGATATCGCACTGTGTCGTTGTTTTATTGGAAACGATCGGCATGCCGACAATGCCGTTGACGATCGTCACCGTAATCCTCGGCGGGTAATTAAAACCAGTACCGAATAAAATCGTCTTTCCCTGCACCGGAATTGCCACATCTCTAAACCACGAAAGTTTTGTCACCGGCGCGTTGATATAAAGCCGACAACTATAAAAATAAAAATGATGACTCGGATCAGTTGTCGAAATCACGAATTTGAACTTAATATAGCGGCCGGTGTAAGTCGTGAATGCATCGATAGGCGCAAATTCCGTATAACTTACCCCGTCCGATGAAACACTTATCTGCACCTCAAGCGAACCGCCCGAAACATTCTTAAAATCCGCGTCGATAATCACCTTGAACTCAAACACCGTAAGTAAATCAATCGGTGAGAGCATCTCAAAAAAACCGGTCGTCTTAGTCTGGCCATTTAAATTCAAGCCGCCGCCAGTCTCTTGCGCCTCCCACGTCAACCCCTGTGCCTGTCGATCCTCCCAAAACATATCCGTCTTTAAACACAACGCTGGCCGGACATACCCTGAATCGAAATCGTTCGTGTAAACCAACTCAACGTTGCTCAATCGATACTGCAGATCCTGACTCCACAAATCGAAGTCATTGATAAAATTCATCTCTGGCGGCGGGGTAATGACTATCGAATCCATCCCGGGTGATGGGCTTTCATTACCGGACGTATCAACCGCCTTGATCATGAACGTCACATTGCCGATCTCGCCTACCGGATACATAAACTCCGTTGTATCCGTCCTCTCTGCGATCACTTGACCGGCATTCCACTCCGAACCTTTCCTGATCACATACCGGGCAAGATCCGCATCCGCGATCGCATCCCAGCTGAACCTTAAAAAATTACCCTCCTGTGAAACCTCGAATCCGGTAACATCCGATGGCGGGTTGAGTTTTCCCAAGACTGTCAAATCAGAAGATTCCAAACCGTCTGATACGATCCCATTAATCGATACAGTCCTGACCTTAATCCGATACGTCTGCTCATCTTCAACGCCAAAGACCGTGAAATATGTATCTGTCGTTGTCCCGACAACCTTATAATCCTCCGCGCCTTTTTTGAGTTCAATCTGATAATGGCTCAAGAAAATCTTTGAATCATCCGTCGGCCCGTCAAAGCTGACCAGAATATCTGAGCCAACCGTTCCGTCACGATGCAGATAGTAAAGACTTTCTGAAATCTGAATGTTGGAAACCTCTCCCACCGGCGCGTAAGGATTCGGCGGCGTGCCATAATCAAACGACTGAATTGTCGCGCCGTAGCGGTCGTTATAAATCGTAGGGTTATATTCCTGCGCCGTTATTTTGAATAGATCCCGCTCATCTTCCTCAATGCGCTGAATGATAAACTGCTTATTCGTCCAACCCATCAATGAGTGCGTAACTTCAATAACGTCACCGATCTCCTGACCTATGGCGTTAAGCGAAGTTGTAAACTCCACACAGATCGGGCAAAGTTTAAGCTCGTAAAAATACTGATTGCTCAACCGTGAAGCCTGCGTCTTGCGATTAATAGACGGAATCGTTAATGTCTGCTCAACAAGCCCGCGTTCGTCCTGATCAACCTTGTCCTCCGCGCCCCACGCAAGGATCCTTGCGTCATCCTGCGTCGGATCGAAATACTCGATACCGAAACGGTTAATCTTCTGATCCAGCCCCTTCTGAATCACCTTTAAATCCGTGATGTCATCCTCGTCGAATGATGCAACCGCGCTCTGGGTCTTGGCCACCAGCAATTTGAGCTTTGAACCGCTACGTATAAGCGCACCCGCGAATCCCACCAACATCTCGGTGAGGTTATCTGAAGCCGTTCGTTTCTGATCAATCACAAACGAAACGGTATACCTTGACTCCTGTCCTCCAAGACCGTTTGATACCAGATCCACACAATAGTCATAGACCTCGCCAAACGACATATCATCGATGTCCGCTGTAAGATACCCACACCCGCCGACCTGCATCTTCATCAAAAGATAATCGCGGATACATGCCGACGGATTATCCGAATACGAATGTCCGGTCGACCACACCGAACCGTTCCATGTCGATACTTTCCGGCCACGGCATATACACGTTACGTTCGGCCTGCCGCCTTTTAACTTATCCGAGGTTTCCAGATGAACATGAAGCATGGCGGTATTGCGATATTGAATACCGTCTAAATCCAGCCCCGTATCCGTCTGCACATTTTGTGCAGGCGTTCCCAAGAATGCACGATACGAACACCCGGGAAAGTTGCCAATCACCTCACCGTTTAACCTGACATCCGTAATGCTTTCAATTTCGCCCGCGCAAAGAACGATAAGCAAATCTATCTGCTCACCACCCATCACCGGATTTTGATAAACGATATTGCCGCCCAATCGCGCCTCGCCGTAAAGCACCGGCACCGGATATTGATTGCTGGATGTAGTCTGCAACTCTCCAAATTGATATCGGGGTGAAGACGACGACCCGCCGCTTTTTGACGTCTGCCGCGCCTGAATCGCCAATCCAATCGAATACCCGATTAAAGCCGTACCAATCAAATAGCCAATCGTAGTAAGCGACAAAGCGATCAAACCACCGGCAATGAAAGACGCCGCGGCGTAATCCGCAATCACCAGCGCAATTGCAATAGCCACTGGGGGCCCAGCTGGCGGGATATAAATCTTGCCATCCTTCTCTCTAATAGCAAAAAGGAAGTATTTTTCCCAAGACGACGTAAGACGAGAAATCCTCGATTTGCCGTTTTCTCGCGCATGAAGCATGCGGCCGTATCCCAAATACAACCCCACATGCAATTCATCGTTTATCTTAAAAACCAAAACATCCTCTGCCTGAATTTCCGCAAGAGGAACGATTGTATTGACATCAATAATTTTTCTAATAATCTCGTCCTGTGTTTCAGACGTAAACTCACTGATCTTAGGCGCGACACCTTCCACGCCCTTGGCAGTAAAATACAACTGCATAAGCCCGACACAGTCCGTCCCGGAATAATCACGGCCGTCCTGAAGCCATTTGATCCCGACCAATTTGTTAAGCAGTTCCGTATCGAGCTTCTTCATTCTTCCCTCTTAATGGGATTGATTAACTGCGGGATATGTTTAAACCCGCCAAAGTTCGCCTGATTGTTAAACCTGTTCCTGCATATATCGAACGACTTGTCGCACCCGCGCTCAATCGTGTAGAGATCCCCTGCCGCCGATGCTTGCGGCAATGCGTAATCAATAATCAGCTTGTGCTCTGCCGCTATGAAATCAACCACCTTGCGTTTGAGCCCGTTATTCACGCCAGAGGAAAACTGAATAATCCCGTCATTCCACCAGTCGTCTGCCTCGGCCCTTGCCGCATCGATGACTGCAACCGTAGTTGATCCCGCATCCACGGTCTGGCCGTTAATACGCGTCGTTGAAACGTCCAACTGACAAAACTCATCGCCAAAGATGTAATTACAATAGAGCTGTTGCATCCGGCCGGTTTCAACAGCCAAAGACTTGAGTTTCGACTTGCACTCGATCTTGACGCTGACTTCGGTCAATTCGGAAACGGCATTAATGATCCCGTCAAACATAACCTTGGCATGCGTCTGATCGTTTAAGAGATCAAGAAAGACTTTACGAATAACCACACGCTTGCCTCTTAAATCAACCGAGTTAAGCCAATTACTCCAAAGCCTGTCCACGTTATCGAACTCTCCCGAAACCGCCTCGATCTCCAGCTGGTTGCTGGCCGGAATTGCCGACCGCTTGATCCCGAGCGGCTGGTAATACTGTAAGACGCCGTCTAAATTCCAAAAGTAAATGCGCTTATTATCCGTGCAGAAATAAAACGTCTGGGTGTCGCACGAATTCTGCGAACCCAAATAAAAGTCATAGAGTTCAACCGGCCGGTTCGCCTCTTTGACTGCCTCGTCTTTATATTGAACCGTTAAATCCTGCATGCTTCTTCCTTACGGCGCGGAGTAAATATTCCACAACGCCTCTTTGAACTTCACTGAAGTGTTATAAAGTTTAAATTGCACCAACTCCTTCGATAACTTGTCGTCGTCGAAACGCACCTGAATGTAATACTCATAGTCAGCCGTAATGACTGCGCCGTTTGCTGGCGCGGGCGAAAAAGTAATTTTCGCCAACTCATTCGTTAAATCGTTGATCATACTGACACCGCTTGTCCGCAAAATTCCGTTCACATAAACTTTGACTGAAACGGTATCAACCGGAAAGTAATCGAGATTGAACACCGTCTGCAAACCGTTGCCGGTGCCGACCGCTTCCGCCGTTACTTTATAACTCGTCGGAAACTTCACCCAAAACGTATCGTACTTGCCTTGTCTGGCTTTAAAGAAATCCCATATAAGCCCAACCCCCGTTTCGCTTTGGTTACCAAGAGAACAATTAAGCGTACGAATAGGCCGTGACCATTTAGCCCTGCGTTTTTCTTTTCCGCTGTCCGCCTGAAAAATGAGTGTCGAGAACTCAACGTCCTCTTGAAGGCCGAACTCCGGCGTGAAAATCAAAACTGCGGTACTCATAGCCTATTCCTCATGGCGTTACGAATCGGCTTGTTCTTATTAAGCGCGTCGATAATCGCATTCTCAAAAACATCCGGGTGCTGAACAAGCAAATCCCTGAATGATTTCGCGTCATTGGCGTTAATGTAGACATTAAACATCTGGCTTGTTTCGCCGATTCCATCTCCGCGATTTAACCGTTTCAAATTACCTGATCCCAAAGCCGACATGCCTCGCCGCGACACCACTCCCTCGCCGGACTGCGCGATAATCGGAATCTCATCCGGGGCAAGGCCCGAGTGCGCGCGGATAGGTTGCACATCCCCGCCCGCGTGATAAACCATCCCGCCTTCATGAAAAAAAGGAATCATACCCGGGAACATCGCCCCAACTGTCTTAATCAAAATCATCTTGGCAAAAACCTCGGCTAAAATGTCCAGCATCATATTCCCAAACTCTGCAAAATAATCTTTTGCGTCATCCAACTGACCGCGAAACACATCACTAAAGAAATGTTTAAACGCGCTTCCCAGCGAACGCGCAGTTCCTTCCGCTACGGACTGAAGCGCGTCAAACTTCTGCGCTACCTCCTTAATATCAATTTCATTGCCAAGACCTTTGAGTGAATCGACAAAACCTTTGATTGCCGCTCTGGCTTTGTCGTATCCTTGAGCTAAACTGCCCTCTCCGGTCGAAAGCGTATTTGAAATCTTTTCGCCTACGCGCGACATCTCTACGTCGGACGCCCTGATAAGCTGTTGCAGATTTTCCCGAAACTTCTCGAGATTCTGTGCCGCCTCGCGGTAAGGCTCGCCTAACCGTCCGGGCAACTTGCCCAGAATTTCATAAAACTTTATAAGACCAAGCGTGACATTATCGAAACCCACCAAAAGGTATTTGATGAGTTTGACGAACCCGATGTAAACCATCTGCGCACCGATCTCGATCGCATTCAATACCGGCACAGCAACGTCTCTGAATTTAAGAAAGATGACAATAAGCCCGGCAACAACAACCGCGATCCCCACAAGCCATGGATTCGCCAAGGCAAATAACGCGAACTTAGCCACCAAATCGATAATAATGCCACCAAGCCTCGTAAACCTGCCGACCAAAGACAGTACGATCCCTCCGAACATTAAAAATATTCCGGTCATTGCGATCGATTGAACAATCAACCCCTGAGTCGCAGGCGACAAACTGTTCCAAATATTAAGCAAATTACCGAAAACATTGGCCACCTGATGCACAACCGGCACCAATGCCTCGGCGATGCTCACTCTTAAACCGATGAACGCGTTATCAAGACGCTTTAGTTCGTTGGAAACGGATATCGAATACTTCTCTGCGGATTTGAATGCGAGTGCCAAAGGGCCCGTTAACGCGCCGCCCATGAAGATAAGATTCTGGCCGACCTGCGATATTTCACGGCCAACCTGACGCATAGTTCCGCCAAGCTGTTTGCAGGAATTGGCGAACTTCTGAATATTGCCCTCTATTCCCTGCAGACGCTTAGTGATTTCGTCTTTTAACTTCATCACAATCTCAAGTTCACGATTGGTCGGCATCTACTCCTCGCTCTCTTTCATGCGCGCGATCTCCCGCTCGATTAAAATAACCGATTCAACAAACTTCGCGGGTTGATCCAGCCAACCGCCGGGATTGGGAAGACAGCCTTTGATGAAGAAAAAATACGCGCTTAGATAATCAACGCTTTTTCTTTCGACAAGTATTCTTGGACATCGCGTAAACTCCCAATCGTTTAATTTCCACATGCCGGGGATCGGCGAATCAGTCTCACAACCCCGCTCGTTCTTTTGAGCGCCTGAACATTTGTGGCAGTCCAGCTTAAATTTATGCAACCAGACCGCCAGTGTCAGTTTTTTATTTCGTTCTCGCTCAATGTATTTTCAGCCAAGATCACCTCGGACAACTCATCGATCAACGCCTTTGGAAACATTGAAATAATCTCGTCGGATAAGACGTTGTAATTCTTGCCGTTCACCGGCATAGACACGGTGTCAAACTTGACCGGCTTCTTATCCCGCGGATCGAGAAAATTCTCTAATCCTTTAAGCCCGAACTTCACCACCATGAGATTGCGTTTAGAGGCATTGATGTTCGCTTTAGCCGGTTCCTTCGGATTTTTTGAACTGAACTCGAAGCTGGTCGTTTGATCCTCGATAAATGCCCTTAAATGAGAATCAAGAAGACCGAGATTAAACACAGTAGGATTGCCCGCGTCAGAATCCAGTTTTGATTTGTAAGGTTTGCTTTCATAAATATTTATCCCTGTAAGCATGTTTTTCCTCCTCGTTAAAGTGCCAAGATTGTTATTTCATCGTCACCCGGCGTGACTGAACCGTTAAGGCAAAATGCGCTCTTTGCCAGTTGAAGCCC